CTGCCCTTGTTTCGATTAATTACCAACGCCTGTGAGCCATAATTCCACATAGCCTTTGTCAGCAGGAATTGTGACATATGTTGCCAATGTTACCAATGATGAACGGAATGCTGTGACAGGAATTGTCACAATGTCATCATTGTTCACAATTTCACCACCAACTTTTGGTTTGGTGTATTTGCCTGATTCCATGTCAAATGCTCCAACATCCTGTGCCAACTTGCAGAGCATCACAACAACCTTGCGTTTGCCTTGGTGTGATGGATTTGTGCCTGCATATTTTGAACCATAGGTAACTTTTGCAAGTGTTTGTGAAGCGGCTGTTGCCGAATTGAATTTGACACCATCTTCATATTCACCTGAATCAGATGCCGCCTGTGTTTGTGGTGCATAAACTGTCAGGAAGTTTGTCAAATCAGGATCATCTTCATTTTGGTCAATTGTGAAATTTGTTCTTGTAACTGATGTCTTGATTTTCTTTGTCAAAGAAATCAATGGTGTTGTTGTTGTCGCGAACAATGGCACCCCGTTTGATTCAAACGCTGTGAAAAAGTCCGTGACATTTGCGCCTCCAATAAGCATAGTTTTATTCCTTCGCTTTTAGTGTTGAAAAAGTCTTTATCAAATAATTCCAAGCCCGCTTGCTTGGTTTCCGTGTATATTCTCGAATCAGCAATTTTCCATTTCTTGTGCCTTTGTCTTCAAAGCCATCGCTATCAATTTTGTATCCATCATGAATCAGGACAATATCAGTATCAACAAATGCCGTTGTTTCATCATTGGACACCAACGCTTCATGACAGATGCCTTCCCAAAACAATCCTGAATTCTTTTTATGTAATCTTCCTGCATGAAGTGCATAGCGTTCCCTGACTCTGTCTTCATGACTTGTATCATACATCAATCCTGAAATTGTAATCCATCCACCAACCGCGCCCGCTTCATCTATTGCCTGAATTTCTGCAATGGCATCTTCTGGGAATGTTCCCAAATATTCATCAGAATCAATGTGCAAACACCAATCGCCTGATGCCAATTCATCCATCTTGTTTCTGATTTGAGCAAAGTCAAAGTCAATGCCATAATCTTGATAATAGTAATGAATAGAAACAATGCTTGGTGTGTTCGCAATGACTTCAAATTGATTTTCATATTCATCCTTTTGTTCAACTGCACATGAAACAATTTGTGTTCCTTTTGGCAATCTTGAAATCAGTCTTGATAGGTTTGCTTTCTTTGGATGAATGATGCAAACTGATAGTAAATTATTCATGATATTCTTGTGTAAAAAATGCGAAATGTCATCAATGTCAATCCCTTTGTTTCATCATCTGAATATGTTATCGGCTCACTTGAAATATAGTGAACAGGTGAAAATGTCGTTGTTTCATAATCTGATTTGTAGAATTCAATCCTGAAATCTTGCAATGAATATTCCACACGCTCTGCCAATTCTTGCATGGCATGTCGTAATTTGGCTGCACCCAATGTCGGTGTTTTCTTGACTGAATTTCCTAATAGAATAAACAAATCTATTTTGCCCAAATCGGCAACTGCTGACATGTCTTCCATTGACTCTGTGAATCTTTCATCTGTTGAACCATATATGCCAACATAGTCAAATTGATATGTTTCATATTTGTTCAGCAGGATTTGTTCATATATTCGAACACCTGACATCATGCCAAGTTTTTCAATGATTGCATCTGTGATGTGTTTTTCTCTTGACATAAATCATTCCCGTGTTCTGTTTTGCATGTCTTGTATTTGCTGAACAATTGCCATCTTGATTTGCTTTGTGAATCTTTCTTTGACATTTGAATTAAAATCATTGATTGCATTTTGCCAATATGGTCTTGCTTTAATATCAACACCGCCTTTCTGTTCAACTGACAATGCAATCCTTTTGAAAAATGGTGCCTTTGTTTTGTAATATTTGAACCAAAAGAATTGTGCCATTTTGGTTGTTTCCTTTTTCATCTTTCTGCCACTTTTGCTTTTGATGACAGTCAATGGTGTTCCTTTGATGAATCCACCAAATTCATGAATTGCTGCATAAACAACTTTGCTTCCATATTCCAATTCAAATTTGTTTCCGCTTTGTTTTGCACGATAGATATTGTTTGGATTATTCTTGATGAATGATTGAAACAAATTGCCACTTGATTTGTAGAGAACATTTCCTGTATTGAATACAGGTGCTGCCGATGATGCACCGCCTGTTGCACCCTGATCCTTCATGAATTTCGCAATTGATATTTGCATGAAGACAGGGAATTGTTGCATCTGATCCGCAATGACAGGTCTGATGACATTCATTGCTTGTGAAGCTGAAAACATTTACACCACCGCAATTCTATATTTGTCAAAGAATCTTTGCCATTTTAAATCCTGCAAAATACTTGCATTCACATTCTGTCCTGCACCACCTGTGGAAACAGAACCAAGTCCAAACCAATTTCCACCATTTGCACTTTGCTTGTAGATCCATGATGCCATTTCAACAATGCCTTGAATCACTGTATTGGGTAAATTGGCATCACTCCAACCTGTTGAAAGCGTTGCGCGAAATTGACCACTGTTGATATTCCTGAATATCACGAAATTCAATCCGTTGTCAACTGATGTTGTATAGTTTCCTGCACTGACATTTGCATAGTTTCCGAATTCATCAACACGCCATTGAAATGCCGTCACAGATGTGTTTGCATTGAAAGGGATATATTTCCACCTGTGTTCACTTTCCAAGCCGTGGCGGGCTTGAGAATAGGTAAAAACATAATTCATAACAGATGCCCTGAGAGGCTGGTTGCAATAGCCCTCAGCCTCATCAAAGCATATGTCAAATAGATCATCGAACCATTCGTATAAAACGGCATCCTCCGCAGATTGATCACCTGCCAATTCAAGATTGTTGAATTGAAAAAATGCCTGTTGAATTCTGGGGTATGCCGTTGTATAACTCATTTTTTGAATGCCTTTGGTTCTGATGATTTCTTGGAAATTACGGATGCAGGTTTTTCGCCTGCATCCTCTTTTGTTACATGTCCACTTGCATGAAGTTTTTCAAATTCAAAATCTTTCAATTGTGTAATTCTTCCAACTTCCAAACCTGCAAATGATTTCAAAACAATTGCTTCAATCATGATTCACCTGATTAAGTAGTTGATGTTTTCAACACACCGATTGCAGATGGTGCAGGGAATGCAATTCCAATTGATTCACTTACCATGATTCCGCGTTGTGATGTTCCACCCAAACCTGTTGATGCAAAGTATTCCTTGTATTCATCAACGGCAACATCTTCACGAATACCAAGAATTGAATACTGTGAAAAATCTGCATAAACTGCTGATGCTGTGTTTGCTGCTGATGATGGGAAAAGAGAATCAGGCACAACATGCATTGGTCTGCCTGTTGGTGTGACATAGGTATTGTTTTCGAGTGCTGTCAATCCAATTGAATTCACTTCCATTGGTCTGATCATGTCCCAAATTGGTCTGCCATTTACACCGTCTGTTTCTTTCAAGAGATGTCCAAATACAGATTGTGGCACAACAAATACACCATTTGCACCAACGGATGAATTCACACCCAAACGGAGATTGATGAGGTCTTTCCATGAGATTTCAGCAAATGTATCTTTGCCTGAATTATTTGCACCGCCTTGTCTAATTACGGATGTTCCTGACAATACCAAGCATCCTGTGAATTCAGGTGCATTTCCTGTGCCTTTGAAGAATTGTTTGTCTTCGGCTTCTGCCACTGCCTGTGCCAAACCTTGGATTGTGTAATCAAGAAAAGCAGGTGTTGCATCTCTTAATTGTTCATCAGTTACAATACATCCACCAACAATTTTCTTTGCTGTCAATGCTGTTCCTGTGTAGAAACTTGTGCTGTCTGTCAATGTGAGGGATGAACCTTCTGCCACAACCGCTGCACTGAATGCACCTGATGATGTGATGTTTTCGATTTTGCCACGCATTGGATAAATTTTTGCAAGTGCTCTTGCATATCCAAATCTATCAGCAAAAGACATAATGTCTTCCACCCAAAATTGTGGAACTGCAAAACCACCTTGTGAATTTGTGCCTGTGTTGAAATCAGCTCTTGTGATATATCTTTCATTTGCACGATTTGCAATGTCTTCTGCCACACCAATTTTACCTTTGGTGATTGCTGTGATATAATCAGCAACAATGCGAGCTTGATCGCGTTTTGCATCATGCTCTGCTTTCACTTTCACAAAGCCTGATTGTGGAACATTTGTAGGGTTCATTCCACGTAATTTTTCTTGTGCCAATTCATTTGCTTTGGTTTCAACAACCTTTTGCAAATCTTCTTTAGTCGTTGTTATGATGTTAGAATTCATCTTATTCATTTCCATTCAATTGTGTTCAAAATTGTTTCTGCATTCATCTTGACAGGCAATTCAATTGAAAAGCCACGCTCTGTGTCAATCGCTTTTTTGATTTTCTTATTTCCTTCATTGATCATTCCAACGCCTTCCATAATCAATGACATTGTTGTTGCTGCAATTCTTCTGCCTGCTCTTGTTTCAAATGATGCTTCAACAGGTGCTGTTGCATCAGGTGATGGTTGTGCAGGTGCAGGTTCATCTTGCGGTTCTGGTTCTGCTGTCGCATCAGGATTCAAAATTGACATGACTTTTTCTGCCATTGCAATTGTGCCTTCCTCTGCTGCTTGTGTTGCCAATGTTTCTTCAATTCCCAATTCCTCTTTCAAGAACAGCAATGCCGCTTCCTTGATGACTGGTAGCAATTGTTCTTCAATGGCAACAACCTGTTCAGGTGTCAACATTCGTTTTTCCTCATATAATTTTTTTAATACATCGCGGAAACTTTTGGGCTGCTGATTCTCAAAATGTTTCTTGATTAATGCATCACGATTTGCGGGAATCGTGACAACCGAAAATTCAACCAATTCTGATTTTGTGTATGTGATTATTTTTTCACCATTGATGGTTTGTTCTGTTTGTTCAATTGGAATGATTCCAACGGAAACGGCAGACACAAATCCATTCTTGATTTTGTCATTTACTTTGCATGCCTTTTCATCGTTCATGTCCAATTGGATTGTGGCTTCCAAGTTTTCACCATTCAAGAAAAATCCAAGACATTTTCCAATTGGCAAATAATCTGATTTGTGATTGATTAGGACAACAGGATTATTCATGTACGCCGTGTAATCAATTCCACTTGGAATGATGATAGTTCCGTATCTGTCAACATCAGGTGTGCTGATGGTGAAAGACCAAATGCCATCATCCTTTTCTTCATAGCCTTCGCTCTCATAATCGCGTTTCACCAAAGTGAATTCACGATGAATAACATTTTGCATATTCATTCCTTTTGATTCTTGTTTTGCTTTTGCTGATTCAATTATGTTTCGTGACCATGTGAACCCTGCATCACCACCCCACAAACCCCATGCAACACGCCCTTTGCTTGGGTATCCTTTTTCATCAGGTTCAAAGCCTTCTGCTTTCTTGTCAACTTCATGCCTTGAAAAATATGAATACATCCTTTGCACAATGTCAAATGATAATGAATCACCATTGACAATTTGCCGTGCTCTGATTCTTCCAACTCGCGTTCCACCTTCGTGACCATCTTCAATCCATTTGATTGCACGGGCGGCTTCAATCTTCATGCCTTCTGTTGGTTTGTATTTTTCTGCCATGACTATTTGTCCTGAACAGGAAACAAATAACAACGGCAATTCACCACATTGGAAACATCAACCGATGTTCCGCCCTGTGATCTGCCACACGGCCTATCAATCAATGAACCATCACGAAATTTGAACCAACCAAGTTCATTTTCAATTTGTCCATCCATGCGCCTGTGACTTGGTCTGACTCTGCCATCCCTTTGTGAATTCCACATTGATTTGATTCCCATTCCTGTGAATACGCTTTTTTGCGTTCCTGTGGTCACTGATGTTGCCGTTGTCTGTGCAATCATCTTTGTTCTTGATGTTGAAAGTGTCCTGAATTTCCTTTGCAATATTTCATCAATCACTTCCTTTGGTTGTGTTGCATTTTCTGCAATGGTTTCAATGACATCATCTTTTATCAGGAACATTGAATCTTGAATTGATTCAGATATATTTGCATTCAAATCCCGTGTCATCTGCTGAATTTCCTGCCCTAACTGCCCTGTCAAATCTTCCATGCCCAAACCCAAATCAGACAAAACCTGTTGCATGACAACTTGTGTTGATTCTGCAATTGTCAAATTCAATTCATTCAATTGTTCATCAGTTAGGTTCATTGACATTTCAGGATCATAGCCTTTTGCAACGGCTTCATCCGCTTGTATTTGGAATTGTTCAACAAATGACTTGACAAGAATTCCCAATTTGCCTGATATGCTTTCTGCCATTTCATCATATTTTCGCCATGATTCAGCCTTTGCATCAGCTGTTTGCATAGGGAATGATCGTGGCACAATAGTATTTTTTGCCCCCTGCAATGCCCTTGGTTGAACGGAAACTGATTCAGGGGATGAAACTACTGATGTAATAGGAACAACGCCATTGACAAGCATTGCAACATCACCACCTTGAATTGTGTCATATCCTCTTTCACGTCTTGCATCATTGATTGTTTTGATGCCATATTTCAATTCGAATTCTTCCTGCTTGATTTGGGAATCAACATCAGCAAATTCGTATGGTTGTGCCTGAATCAATATGTCATCTTCAAATCTTCTGAAATGTCTTGTGAATTCCTCTGCCATGTAAATTGCAACAGGATCAATTGTCTGTTGTCTGAACACAGCATATTGCACTTCTGCTGTTGCACGATTTTGGAATTCACCTGTGAGCATTCCTGTTGGAACCCCAAACACCTGTGCAATTTGTGATCTCACATCTTTTGAAATTGAATCATAAGACATTCCAATTTGTGATTCAGGCGGCATTGTCAATTGCAATCCACCATCTAACAATGCACGCAACCTGTAATTTGGCAGGGCTTCATTCCATTGCTCTTTCAATGTATTCCATAAGTCACCATCAACATTGTCTGCTGATGTTGCAATCAATGGTGGAACGGCATCATTTGCAAAGAATCTTGCAAGATAATCGGACACCTCTTTGTCAATGCTTGCATATGGCAATACGGCGGAAACAAGTCCTTTGCCGAATATATTCATGCCAATCATTTCATCGGGTTTGGAAGATGCAGGAAACAAATTCGCAATGTGCATCACTTCATCTTCAGGCAAAGTGAATGCACCATCATTCGCGGATTGATATACGTAACCTTTGATGAAATTGTCACCACCTCTGATGACTCTCATTCTTGTTGGATTGAGAACCCACATTTGCAGTGGAACATCATGCCCTAATTTTGGTGTCCATACAAATGCATTGCCATTGATGTCAAACCAATTTTGAATTGATTTGAATATTTGCGAATATGTGAAATATGGATTTGGATTTTTCATCAGGCGATTTACCCAATGACTGTTTGATATTTCTTCCTTTTCCCAATTCAATTCACGAAAGGGTTTCATGTCAACAGACATCAATCCATTTGCACGCAATTGCAAACATGCAAAGACAGTGCCTGTTGCTGATGCAATCAATTCCTGTCCTGATGTTACGGATGTCATTCCACGACCATCATTCAAATATCCAATTGGCGGTCTTTTGCGCTTTTCCTGAACACCGCCTGCAATGAATTTCACACGCTCTAATATGTTTGCATATAGTGACATTCTCAATCCTTATACATGAATACTTGGTGTTTTTCTTATGGCATTAAAAGCCATTGACAATGCATCAATCATGTCATCATGCCTATCTTGTTTCGTGCCTGTGAATGATAGCAATTCATCTGTGAATTCAGGAAGCAAATGAGGGACATGATAAACAAGCCCGCGTTCATATTTTGCTTCAATCGGTTGAAATCTTATCATCTTGTCTTTTGTTGATGGAATCCCAATCACATTCATTCTTGTGTTTCTTTTGAGTTCCTGAACCAACCACGCCTGTGCCTGATTTGATTCAATGGCAACAACCTTTGGTTTCCATTTGTCTTCCATTGCAATGATCCTTTCACCAATTTCAACAAATGTCCAACGCCCTCGCATCATCTCACAAACTACCACTTCATTCTTTGCAGTTATTCCAATGACACATATTGCCGTATAGTCTGCTGTTTCTTTTTCACTGATTGCCAAATCCACACCAATATAAAATGATTTGCATTCCATTTGATTTGAAATGCGAATCCATTCACGCTTGAT